GGTCCCAGGGTCCGTGATGTTCGCCAACTCGTGGATGCAGCATCAACTGACCGGCAGCAACGCCGACACCCCGACGCGGTGCCTTCACTTCATCGTGTCCCACAAGGAGCGCCCGTGCAGCATGTGCTGACCCCGTATGGCAATTTCGTAGAACCGTTTGGTTGGTGGGAGAACGGCTTTACGGAGCAAGAATTGAACTGGCTCCAAGAGCAGGCAGTTAGGGCAGAGCATAGAGCGCAGGTGGGTGGGGGCGGCGCTGATGAAGAAATGCTGAAACAGATACGCCGGTCGCAGGTTTCTTGGCTGGAGAAGACTCCAGACACCGCTTGGGTATTCCAAAAACTAGGTCATATTGCATCCTCGCTCAACGCTCAGTACTATCGGTTTGACCTGACGGGATTTGGCGAAGCCTTGCAGTTGACCAACTACGATCAATCTGAACAGGGGATGTACGGATGGCACGTGGATTACGGCGGCAAGGTGAGCCCCAGCCGGACACTCAGTCGGGTGCTTCAACTGAGCGACCCGAGCCAGTACGAGGGGGGAAACCTCCAAGTTCTTACTGGTGGTCAGCCCGTCAATGTCCGCAAACAGCGGGGGCTGGTGGCAGCGTTCCCTTCGTATGTACTCCACCAAGTAACCCCTGTAACAAACGGTAGCCGTCAATCTCTTGTGGCCTGGGTTACTGGCCCCGCATTCAAATGAACGTCGAATACAAAGATTTCATCGCAATCTACCGGAATGTTTACCCGGAAGGATACTGCCAGCATTTGATTAGTGAATTTGAAAGGCTGGTCGATTCTGGTGCGGGTGTAAACCGTCAACGCGGAGAAGGCGCTCCGAAACACAGTAAAAATGATTTGCAGTTGGGGCTAAACTTCGGGGTGCATAATGCAGCGGCATTCAATGACGTTGCAGCCACTCGTGTTTTCTTTGACGGTCTCCAACAGTGCTACGATCAATATACGGAGCAGTTTTCTATCCTCAAGGATCAAAGTATACGTGGCACTGCCATGAAGATGCAGCGCACTGATCCGGGCGGTGGGTATCATATTTGGCATGCTGAGCAAGGTAATAAAGACCACGCCGAACGTGTACTCGTATATATGCTGTACTTAAATGATCTTGGCGAACAGGATGGGGGAGAAACTGAGTTTCTTTACCAGCGGCTTCGCTTGCGTCCAGAAGCCAATACTATGATTCTTTGGCCTGCGGCATACACGCATACTCATCGTGGAAACACTGTTTTGGGTAACCAGTCAAAGTACATTGTGACGGGATGGTTTTACCATGACTGATGCAGAACATTTTGAAAAACACGGTTGTGTACTCGTCAAAAACTTTATTGACGAACAAACTATCTCCGTAGTTTCCCGGTATTTTGAAAACAAGATTCGACGTGGGGAATGGCAAGAAACCTTTGAAGGCGGCGATACGACTTCTAGGTTTGCCTATTATGCAGACCCTCTAGTTGAAGTGTTGCTGCAAGAAAGCAAAATGGCGGTTGAGGATGCCACGGGTAAGGAGTTAATCCCTACTTATTCGTATTCTCGCATCTATCAACCCGGCGAGAAACTGTCGCCGCATGTAGACCGCCCTGCATGCGAAATTAGCGTAACAATCAATGTTGCCACCAAGGGCGAATTTTCCCCAGTCTATACCCAGTACGGGCAAAATGACCCCGAAAAGCATATGCTAAGCCCGGGGGATGCGGTAATTTATATGGGCTGTGATGTTATGCATTGGAGACAGCCGCTCAAAGATGACCAGTTGAACGTGCAATTTATGCTGCACTATGTAGACAAAAACGGCCCGAACGCAGAGTACGCCAAGGACAAGCGCCCGGCGTATGGGTTTGACTCTAACAAAAGGAGCCAATAATGCCAGCAGGAACCCCTAAAGTTGCGCTGTTTGGCGGGAAGTCTATTGTTCCCGGTGGATCGCAAACTTTTAATTCGTCAGGGACATTCACTGTGCCTGTTGGCGTTACAAAAATTAACGTTACAGGTAGGGGTGCTACTGGTTCTGCTGGTAATACTGGCAATGCGGGTAACCCGGGCGCGGCTGGTAATCCTGGTAACCCCGGCAACCCCGGTCGCGGTGGTGGTGGCGGCGGTGGGGGTGGCCGGCAGGTGTACGATTATTACTGCCAATCAGTAAGAAGAATATCAAAGGGCGGTAATGGCGGACGCGGGGGTAATGCCGGATCGGGTGGTACTAAGGGCTGTACAATTTCAGGGTGCCCCGGATGCCCCGGTGGCACCGGCCCTTCTGGAAGTAGCGGAAACCCTGGCAATTCTAATGGGGTTACTGGAAATCCTGGTAATCCTGGCAATGCGGGCTCTACTGGCGCCACGACCTCTGGCTTTTCCTTAAATTTTACCGGGGGCGCTGGAGGTAACGGCGGGACTGGGGGCGCGGGAGGCAGTGCTGGTGCTGGTGGCCCGGGTGGCTCAGGTGGCCCCGGCGGTGGTGGCGGCGGTGGGGGTACTATATGGCGTATTTACTATAACCAAGAGCCTTACTGTTTCTTTTCTCCAACCTTTACTGGCCAATACACACCGGGCCCAGGGGGAAGTGGTGGCACTGGAGCACAACCTGGACGTTGCTCGGGCCAGAACGGGTATGGCGGCGGCGGTGCAGGTGAATGTAATAACGCTCCTCCTAGCCCATTCTGGACCGGTGGCACTCCTGGCGGTGGGTTTGGCGGGACAGAAAACACGTCCACCCCTGTCAGTTTTGGTCCAGGAGGGGGCGGGTGCGGAACTGCGTGTCGTGCAGGCGGTGGCGGTGGAAGTGGCCGACTGGTATGTTCCTGCAACGTGTTCGCCGGTAATGGAGGTGGTGGCGGCGGTGGCGGCAGAGGCGGGGTTGGTAGCGGCGGTGGCTCTGGTGGGGCTGGTGGCGCAGGCAACCCAGGCAACCCAGGCAACGCGGGGTCTGCTGCTACGCCTTCAACCTCTAACTGCGTATCCGTGACGCCGGGCAGTTCCTACCCCATTACAGTTGGTAGCCCGGGCGGGCAACTTGTTGTCAGTTGGAACCCACAATGAGCACCTCAAAAACTCAAAAGAAACTTGAAGAGGAACGGTTTCTCCGCGACCTCAAAGCGTCTCAGAGCAGGGCGCGTTCTGTCAGCGTTGGCACTTGCTTTGGTGGCACGACAGAACTTAACATGCGCCTTGATGACGGCACGAGTGTGTGGTGCCCCATGCAACCAGTTGAGGTCATTGAGTTGATTCATCAGTTGGCGGCAAACGTTGGATGCCACATCGCGTTGAAACCCCGAGATGATTTTTCAAGTTGGCGCGAATGGCGTGTCAGTGAGGCTGAGAAAAAACACCTCAATGGACACCCCCCGTTTGTCAATGACATGGCGGTTTTTCAGCGCCTGGGCAGTTCCAGTTTTGATCAAGCCCAAGCGGAAGCAAGGGTTGCGCGTAATCTTGATAGAAAAGAGTACGCACAGGTAAGTGATGGCGCTCAGCAAAAGGAGCAAGCAAATGAGCAAACTGTGGCAACTCAAGAAACTGTCAGACGGAAGCGCACTAAACGAGCCGCAGCCGCTGCCTGAAAACTGGGGGCCGATCTTCGGCCTTCATGGGTTCATCGACCAGATCGGTGATCTGAGTTGGCTTGGCGAAGCCTACAACGACATGGGTTGGGTTGAGGTTGGCGACGCGCCTCCTGGTCCGGTTCCTTCTTCTGCCGCCGACCTTGTTTGGGATCGCGCCAAGAAGATGCTGGCCGAGTCGGATTGGTCCATGCTTCCTGATGTACCCATGACTGTGGGCAACAAAGCGGCTTGGGTTGAGTATCGTCGCGCGCTGCGCGAGATCCGTCTTCAGCCTGGGTTCCCGGCAGATATTCAGTGGCCTAAGTCGCCCGCTTAATGGATATTCGGGTACTCAAAGCCAAGTCCATGGCGTATGTCGTTGTGGACAATTTTTTCACGCCTGAAGAGTACGAAAGAAATCAACGGGAACTTTTATACATACAACGATTTGCCGATACCCCTGAAACTACCGGCACTGCGCGGCGTGAAAACAATCAGACTAAAAAGAATGGTCGAGGCGTATTTTTAGATGAGCTTTATACGCAAAACCGAAGCAAATCGGATATATTAAATAGTTTCAATAAAGTATTTGACCAAGAGTTTATACGGCCTATTGTAGGGGTTGATTCGTCGTTTCTTCATTTAAGGTGGTCTGTGGCGGACAGTACTTTAGTCAATTACTACGGGAGCGGTGGGTATTACGAGCCTCACCGCGACATCTGCACGCTTTCTGCCTTGTGGTTTGACCAGATCGGTATAGTAACGGGCGGAGAGTTTGTTTTTCCAGAGCACGACGTAGTTATAGAACCAAAACCAAATAGGTTGGTTTTGTTTCATGGATGCACTTTGCACGGAGCAAATGTAGTGATGGCGGAGAAAGATGCATATCGGATTTCGGTGGCGAAATTCATCGGCTACAAGTGAACAAGTACACGATCCGGTTCAACAAGTCACGTGGACAACCGGGTCGTGGCTCCATGCTCCATGTCTGGCGGGTGTTTGAGGACGGGCGAGAAATTCTTGCCAAACACGTCAGGATCGAAACCCGGTCTTGGACGGAGTTGGATGCCAACGGGCAGGACTACAACATTGCGTGCCGTGGGCGCATGATGTTCTTTGAGGACACCGACACAGTGGTGATCACGGAGTAATTATGGCAGACCCGATTGTAAAGATGATCGCTGTTAGCAACGTATTTTCTAGGCTGATGCACTTTGAGAATGCGGGCGACGTAGAAATTGGGCATTGCCATAACTACGACCATGCCACATTGGTCAGTTCTGGTGCAGTTTGTTATGAAGTTCTTGATGGTAAAGACGGGAATACGGTTGCGTCCAAAAAGGTAATTGCACCAAACTTTGTTTTTGTTGATAAAAATAAATATCACCGTTTAGTTGCGCTTGAGCCAAATACGGTTTGTGCGTGCATCCACGCATTACGCACGGTTGACGGTGATCTTATTGACCCGGCCTGTTTAATAGAACCGTTTGAAGGCCAACCTGCGGAGCTTAGGGATACGATTTTGGATAGGACCGGCATCGACATGAAGAATTTTTGTGCCAAGTAAACAAACTACGGAGTAAATCATGGCATGGTCAGACGTACTCAAGGCAGTCATCCCTATC